GGGTGGTCTGACCTCTTCCGATGTCCTCACCCCCACCGAGATCAACAAGGCCGTCACCGCCCTCAAGAAGATGAAGGCCCCCACCATCAACGGCAAGTATGTGGCGGTTGTCCATCCGTCTGTTGCGTATGACCTGCGCCAGAACAGTGATTGGATTGACGCTCACAAGTATGCTTCCGTGACCGAGATCTTCAACGGCGAGATCGGCGAACTGCATGGCGTCCGTTTCCTTGAGACCACACAGGCTCCTGTCATCAAGGGTGCCGACCTTGGTACGAACCGTGCCGCCGCCGTGAACCATTCCGGTGGTTACTCCAACGCCATCACGGTTGCCTTTGACGGCTCCACCATTGCCGCCGGTGCGCTTGAGGGCCGGTTCGTGGAGATCCAGGATACTGGTTCTTCGGGCCGTGGCTCCATCATCCGCAAGGTCGTTGCCAACACCGCCACCACGATGACCTTTGACCGGGCCGTCACTGTGGCTGACAACGATGTCATTGCTCCTCTGGGTTCTTCCACGAACAACAACTCTTGCGTCTACGCCGTGCAGGTGTTCGGCAAGGGTGCGTTCAAGATGATCGACCCCGACGGCGCAGGCATGGAGATGATCATCCACTCCCGTGGCGAAGTGGGTGGCCCTCTGGATCAGTTCAGCACCATCGGCTACAAGTTCTCGCAGGCGGCGAAGATCGTCTACAACGACCGTATCGTGTCCATCATGGCTTCTTCTGCCTATGCGGCCACCGATACTCCTAATGTGACTCTGTAAATCTTCAAAGGAGGCCTATCATGGCTGACAACGCAAACACTGTACCTGTCACTCTGCCTCGTGCGCCGAAGAACGAGCAACAGTTCGTATTCGTCGGTGTCAACGACAAGACCTATCAGGTTCCATGCGGTAAGACTACTGAAGTCCCACCGGAAGTGGACTATGTGCTTTCCCTGTCACAGGCCTTTGCGTCTGCACGGGATAGTCTCGTAGACAGTTTAGACAACTGAAGATGGGGGGAGCCTTTGCGCTCCCCCTTCTTCGGATAAGGAGGATTCCTAATGTTAATTTCGGAAGCAATCGGTCTTGTTAACTCTTACAGACCGAATCTATATACAGACGCTGATAAAGTAAAGTGGTTGTCTATGCTTGACGGAATGGTCTTCCGGGAGATCATAGAGAACCATGTGAACATGAACCCGAAACTCATCACCTACACTGCGGCGGTGGACTATGTCGGGCCGGAAGTGCCGGTGCGTCAGCCGGTGTTTGACCACGCTCTGGATGGCGCATGGTTTGACATCGGCGGTGTGGCGTACTGCGTGGAAGAGAACGAGGGCGGTGTGCTGAAGTTCGGCGAATCCGTTCCTGTGACCGCATGGGAGCCTATCGTACCCATTTCCAAGTCCGGGTACAACATCCTGCCGTCCGAAGCGTATGAGCAGGTGGAGTTGCTTATCCCGGAACCCTATGCCGAGGATGTCTATATTAATTATCTTGAGTCTCGCATTGACAAAGAGAACGCCGAGATGGCGAAGTACAATGCTGACATTTCGTTGTACAACCAAGCGTACCAGACTTATTCCGACTTCTTCAACAGAAACAATATGCCCAAGCGTCGTGTAACGCACATCAAACTGTGAGGTGGTAGTATGCCCTTCTACAAGACCATCAACGGCCCGGAGCAGAGCAGACAGAACACCTCTGTATTCTATGGGTTGGCTGATGAGTTAGAGGTCATGGACGGAGCGTTTGAGGATATGAAGAACCTCACCTCGTCCGAGTATCCTCTGCTTGCCGCCAGACCTCTTCGTGGCAAGATCGGGAGCGTCACGACTCCGCAGGGGATGCTTGCCAAGGTTGCGCTTGCTGAAGTGTTGGGAAACACCCTGTACTACAACGGTCTGGCTACTTCCATTACCAATCTTTCCGTACCTAACATTACCCGGTCTGCGACCATCCCCGTCTCTCCGAGTGCCGGTGACTACTGGTACGATACCGCTCATCGGTGGTGCTTGAGATACACTGGTAGCGAATGGTTAGAGTGCGAGTATCCCCAGAAGCAACTCGTATCAATGGGTGCGTATATATGCGTATTCCCGGACGGTGCTTACTACAATACTTTAGATGCCAGTGACTATGGATACATGGGTGCTACCTACCAATCCGTGGAAGACTCTACCGTTACATTCTCCATCTGCAAAGAAGACGGCTCCGCATACGACAGTATCATCACGAGTGATACCGCCCCGGCGAGTCCGTCCAACGGTGATGCGTGGATTGATACATCCGAGCCTACCTATGCGCTCCATGTCTGGAGTTCCGCACAAGACCAGTGGGTCACCATTGCCACGACATTTGTCAAGATCACATTCACTTCGCAGAACAACATGGGAAACTTCTCCCAGTGGGATGGCGTGGAGATTTCTGGGATTGACGGCAACGACGAGATGGAAGCACTGAACGGTTCTCATATCCTGTACGATGTACATTCTGTCTCCGGGCAGAGTGACTACATCATCATCACCGGCATGATGTCCACCGTTTCCTACATGAACAACGGGCAGGTCACCGTGGCTCGTAGGGTACCGCAGATGGACTATGTCTGCGAATGTGGCAACAGGTTGTGGGGATGCAGATACGGATTTGACTCCGCTTCTGGGCAGAACCTCAATGAACTGTACTGTTGCGCTCTTGGTGACTTCAAGAACTGGGAGCAGTACAGAGGTATCTCTACGGATTCGTGGAGAGCATCCGTCGGTACCGATGGCCCATGGACAGGGTGCATCAATTATCTTGGTTATCCTACTTTCTTCAAAGAGGAAAGGTTACACCGAATCAACATCTCTTCCACCGGGGCGCACCAAGTCTCCGACATTCCCTGCAGAGGAGTGGCAAAGGGTTCTTGGCGTTCTCTGGTAATGGTGGATGAGGTACTATACTTCAACTCCAGAGATTGCGTCTGCGCTTACGATGGTTCCGTACCGACGAGCGTCTCCCAGAGACAGGCTACCCGGTACTCCAATGTGAAGTGGGAGATCCGCAGGAAGATGCAGTACGCCACCGCCGGTTCCATCGGCAAGAAGTATTACATCTCCGGTTACTGCCCGGACTACGATGATTGGTTCCTCATGGTCTACGATACCAAGTACGGTGTCTGGCACATTGAGGACAACACTTCTGTTCTTGGGTTTGCGAGGTTGGGTTCGGAGTTATACTTCGTGAACGACAAACTGGAGAAGTGGTGTTGCTTCGGCTCCGAGGGTACTCACGAGGATACCGTGGAGTGGATGGCGCAAACTGGTTTGATGGGTTATGAGTACCCAGACCAGAAGTATGTCTCAAGATTTGACTTCCGGGTTCTGTTACCGAGAGGCGCAACATTCAACCTTGAGGTTTCGTATGATTCCTCTGGTTACTGGGAGAATCCTCTTGGCAGATACATCGTCGGTACATCCGATGCGCCGAGGTCGTTCGTCATTCCCGTCCGTCCACGGAGATGCGACCATCTACGGTTCCGTCTGTCTGGCACCGGGTTGGTGAAAGTTTACTCCATTGCGAGAATCCTTGAAGTCGGGTCGGATGTTGTCTATCCGGTCGGAGGTGTGTGATGCAGGATATATTCACTCCACCCCAAACTTTATCTGGAGATACCGACGAGAAGTTAGTCCAGATTAGGAGTTACCTCTTCCAGTTAGCCGAGAAACTGAATCGGTCGGTCAAGGAGATTGACGATAGTATCGTTGTCACTTCCACCGAGGTTGCCAAGTCCGTCTCCAAGGAACAACAGACTTCAATGTCACAGGCGGCGGCGAACCTCAAGCAGTTGATTATCCAGAACGCCCAGATCATTGAGCAGGAGATTGAGACTCTGGACGCTTCGCTGAACGAAAGGTATGTTGCCATCTCCGAGTTCGGCGAGTATCAGCAGACCGTTGAGGCGCAGTTCCAAGCCACCCCGGAATATGTCAAGCAGGAGATTAACTTTGACGCTACGGTCTCAAGTATCAACGATGCGCTTGCCACACTCACCCAGTACCAGAGCGAGATGTCCGGGTACATCAAGTCTGGCATCGTGGATTGGGATGGCGTGAACCCTGTCATCGGGATCGCAATAGGACAGGACTTGTTATTCACCGAGACTCAAGTTACGGTTGACGGCACCGTGTACACCGAGATTGATAAGCGTCAGTTCTCCTCTGTGTTCACCGCAACGCAGTTGGCGTTCTATCAAGGTGACCAGAAAGTCGCTTATCTTGCTAATGACAGGTTGTACATCACCGATGCCATCTTCACAGGAACGGTGCATCACGGCAGTAATTGGGAAATATCCCATACCAACGGATACACCATCAAGTGGATAGGAGCGTAATATGGCAAGTATTCCATCCTCAAATATAGTCCAGAAATGGTCTGGCGGTAGTGCTTGGGGTTCGTGGTCATCCGACCTTGTGTACATGGGTTATGACTCATCGTCCCACAAGAACTATGTGGCCTGTGTGCGGATACAGATGCCTGCCGCCGGTATCTCCGCACAGTTTAACATAAAGTATAACTATGCCTACTCCGTGGAACAGGGGCAGAAGTTGAAGTACAAAGTCACGACTACTGCACAGGATTCCACTTATGTGAACGCCAACTCCTCTACCGCCGGTGACGCTACCGTCAATATGGTACAAGGAGACGGCACGATTACGATAAACTATAACTCTTCCTTTGCGTCTGGTGCGTACATCTATGTGTACATCTGGGCCGGTTCTTCCACATCCTACTATACACAGGGCAGAATCCTTGCGGTATCAAGTCACTCCTGTACTTACACCGCAGGTACTGCGTCTACTGTTTCAATTTCGTCTGGTACTTATGTCGGTGATACTTGTACGATTGCCATCACCCGGAACAACTCCTCGTTCACCCATACTCTCACATGGAAGTTCGGCACCAAGACCGGAACAATAGCCACCGGAGTCGGAACATCGTATTCGTTCTCAACTTCTTCCATTGCGTCTACGATGTCTGCCGGGATTCCAAATGCGGCGTCTGGTACCTTGACGGTATACTGCACCACCTACAACGGAAGTACACAGATTGGTTCAGCAACCTCTGCCACGAGGACTCTATCCCTCAAAGCGTCCACCATCTCCGCAAGCGGTTCAACCATCGGGTCTGCGGTAACCTTAACTTGTGCGAGAAGTTACTCCGATGTGACTCATACATTGTCATGGTCGTTCGGCGGTTCTTCCGGGAGCATTGCGTCCGGGGTGGGAACTTCACAATCGTGGACTCCTGCCACCGCCACCTTTGCTCCGCTGATTCCGTCTGCGACTTCCGGGTCGTGTACCGTAACTTGCACGACGAAGCACGGCACCGCAACGGTAGGATCTAATGCCACCACGACATTTACTCTGTACCTACCAGACTCTGTCAAACCGTCGGTATCAAGCGGATGGTACTCCATCGCATACGACAACTCTTCTGCTCCGTATCCAACGAGCGGATGGGCGTGTTACATTCAAGGCTACTCCAAGGCTAAAGCAACATTCACTCCGTCCAAAGTCTCTGCCGGTACCGGCTCGTCTATCAGCAAGTACCGCCTTTCCATAGCCGGTAGCAACTACGATACCACCGGCACCACTGCGACCTCTGCCACACTGCCGAGTTCTGGTACCGTCACCTACACGGTGTATGTGTATGACGCTCGTGGCAGATACGCTTCTGCATCAAGTTCTGTAACGGTACAGGCCTACGCTTCCCCGGCAATTACATCCTACAATATATTTAGGTGCAACTCTGCCGGTGTGGCTGATAGCGCAGGTGCTTACTTCTCCCTCACCGCCAACTCCACAATCTCAAGCGTCAACGGCAACAACCAGAGATACTTTGATTGGCAGATGCAGGAAGCCGGTGGGGCGTGGTCTGGTTGGGTAGGATACACCAACGGTTCTACTGCCATCCTTGGCAACGGTACACTACAGGCGGCGAAGTCCTATGTCGTGCAGTTAAGACTAAAGGACTCGTTTGCCACCACCGTGTACGCCACCGCCACGATTCCGACCGACTCCGTCACATTCAACCTTAAGGACGGCGGCAAGGGTGCGGCGTTTGGAATGTATGCCCAGACGGATAATATGCTTGAACTTGCGAGCAACTGGTTTCTGGAACCGGGTGCCGGGGTCAAGGCAAAGTACACAAACGACATCCTCGTGGATGCTATGGCACAGGCGACCGACGGAACAGTAAGGTTTTATCGTGGTTCTGGAGATAATTATACTGGAACATTACCAGTTGCAAACTTTAAGTACGGTACCTTTATGGTTTTGCGGCGTGGCACATACCAGATAATGGTAATTGCTATCTCACAATCTTCCAACAATGGCATAGCCATGAACTCGTCTATGGACGGTAGCACATGGGTTGGTTGGAGGCGCATAGGCTATACGGCAAGCGGATCGTATACCCCAACTTTTACTTGGTCAAACGGTGCAACTGCTCCAACTGTTTCCGGTATTCAAGGGTATTATGTATTTAGTGGTGGTGTTTGTTGCGTAACAATGGTGTTTCAAATAACGGCCCTTGGTGGCGGCGGTAGCAACTTCTTATATATTTCGTTACCGTCCGGATACCCTGCGAATGTAACAGGAGCAATCTGTCATATGTGGGGACAATCCGCAAACAATCTGCTCTGTATGGGCGGCACCACAAGACTACAGGTGATTAACGGTGCCGGTGGCGGCTATTCCGGTTCTGCCATTTCTACGGGGTGGTACAGAGTTTGCGCCGTTTACCCAGTGATTTTGTAATAAGACTCCGTCTTTACAAGGGGGAATAAACTATGGCATCAAGAACTACGCTTGGCACACAGGCGAAGAACAAGAAGACCACGCTTGGCAACGCACAATCCAGTAATACTGTACAGGGATACTATGTATCTCCGATTGATGTGGCACCGTCTTCAAGCAATAACACATCTTACACTCCGTACACCACGGCATTAGACTATGCTCTTGCCTACGGACAGGATACTTCTCACCAGAATCTTCCTGCCGCTACGGTTGACCCCAAGACAGGACTTGCCCCCACCACACCGACCAACGACTCTGGTTCTGGCGGTTCTGGCGGTGGTTCCGGTGGGGGTTCTGGAAGTGGTTCTCCCAGTGGTAGTCGCACCGCACCAACCACCCACTCCGACATCCCTATGGAACAGGCCTATGTTCCTGGGAATGATCCTGCGTACCAAGAAGCACTGAATGCTCTCAACAATCTCACCGGCAATACCCCAACTTATACCCCAAGTTACGATGACCAGTTAGCCGAACTCTACAACCGCATCATCGGCAGAGGGCCGTTCCAGTATGACCTCAACCAAGACCCGTTCTATCAGCAGTACCGCACACAGGCTATTGATACCGGGCGGTTGGCAATGATGGATTCTATGGGACAGGCGGCGGCTCTCACCGGGGGATATGGCAGTTCCTACGGCGCACAGGTCGGTCAGCAACAGTACGATGCCTATTTGAGGGCGTTAAACGAGCAGGTACCGGAGTTTTACAATTCGGCATACAATCGTTGGCTGAACGAGGGGAACGAACTGGAGAGCCAGTACAACCTCACACGCACTATGGCCAACGATGAGTACAACAAGTACCAAGATCAGTTGTCCGATTACTATCGGCAGTTGGATCTCGCCACTGATAGAGAGAACACTCTGTACAATCGTGGCAGAACCGAAGCCGCCGATGCCGCCAATTCCAGAAACGACAACCGAGACAGGCTTCTCAAACTGATTACTGCAACCGGGTACACTCCATCCGAAGCCGAACTGGAAGCGGCAGGAATGTCTCCAGACGAGGCGGCGGCATGGCAGAACTATTACCTCGCCAGTATCACGCCCGGTGGCGGTGGTGGTGGTAGCGGTTCTGGCGGTGGAAGTGGTAATGTGAAGTTGAACTTCAAGGACGGCCAAATCTCCGATGCTCTGTCCGCGTATGGAAGGGGCGGAGAAGCCGAACTCGCGGCATATGGTGGAAGACTCGCATTGCAAGGATATAGCGAGGACGAGATCAATGCGCTATGGAGTTATGTGACAAACAACGGAGCCATCACGCCACCGCCCTCAAGTTCCGGTTCCACCACGAGCAATTCGCCAAGTTCTGCTACTACCGGAATCAACTGGGGTACGAATACGATCAATGGAAATCTGGTTACAGGACTGTCCTCTGAATCCAGACCGGAGGATGTCCTTGCCTACTATGATTGGTATAACGACAAGGTGGTACCCAAACGGCAGACCAAGTAAGGAGGCCCCATATGAC